ATATCCTGAAACGTGGCGTCCATTACCAGCGGCAAGACGGTCGCCGTATGTTGTTGCCGCTGGCCGGATGGAGTGGCAAAGACGTGTGGGCGTACACCGCCACGCACGGCCTGCCATATCTACGCATCTATGACCATGCCATCTATGACCGCGACCGACAACGCTCCGAGATTGCCTTGAGCAGTACCCAAAATCGGAGACTGCACGCGCAAGGCGAATTTCAGGCGTGGCAAATGTGCTATCCTGCCGAATTTCAGGCATGGTGCGACCGGTGGCCAGAATTGGCGTACAGTTAGATTTCCCGGAAACCGGATACACACCGGCGAACCTCGCCGCGCTGATTTCCCATCTCGGCATGAATCAATCGGAATTTTCCCGACAAACCGGAATCCCGTTGCGGACGTTGCAAAGTTATTTGGCATCCCCCTACGAAAAAACGCATCGTGATATGCCGCTGGCAAAGTGGATAATAGTGTTAAAAATGTTGGATAATGAATAAAAGCCCGCGTAATGCGGGCTTTATGCTGTCATTCTGAAATTAACCACCGGGGCAAATCGTTTCACACGGTACGCCATCGCTATCACGGTCAAGCTGTTTCAGGCCACATTGTTGCAGGTAAAATTTGGCCTCGGCACATGAGGCCATTTGTTTGCAAAAACGTTTACTGCCACATTCAAAATCTGCTTTTGCAGCCTGTTTCGTTTTGGTTTCTTTTACTTGCGCCTGAACATTTTTGTTTCCGTGCCGCCATTCCGACGGTTTGATAATTTGCGCCTCTGGCAAAGACCAAAGACCGAGATTCTTTGCTTTTGCCTCTTCCTGCATCGGTTGTAGGTCGGCACGCGAATTGTATTGCTCATAGACCCACGCATGACCAGACGCGACCAAATCCGCATTGACGTCTATTCCGTCCACTGTAACGGTACAAACGTCGCGCCTGTATTTGTCCTTTCCCCTACAATCCGCTTGCGCAGCTTTTCCAGACGCCAGTTTTTGCAGGCGCTGCCGCGCGCGGTTGCCATACGGCTGCCCCTTTTCTGGGGCATCGATGTCGGCGAGCCGAATTTTGTGCTGCGTTTTGCTGTCGTCAAGGATGGTCAGCGTGTCGCCATCGGCGACGCCAACAACCTTTCCGCTTATTTCATAAGCAAAAGTATTACTAACGGCAAGCACAAAGATAATAACAAATATTTTTTTCTTCATCATATATTACCAATCTCAGAAAAATACTTTTCTTTGAATCTAATAGATTCATTTTCCCATTTTATACAGGTTGCCTCTAATCTTCCTTTATTTTTATCATTAGAGTTTTGTTCATACCGGAGCTCAGCTTGCTTGCGGCGACGGTAACACCTAAAAATACTTTTCCTGTCTTTCCTCTCTCCAATAGTAGCACCCACCGCAATCCATTGACGAGCACGTTTTTCGGTCCTGAAAATTTTGCACACATATACACCTATCTTGGCAATAATTAGAAATTCTACCAAGAAGAGTATCAGTACAAATCCTGTCAAATAAATATTAAAATTATTTATTTTATGCGAATTCATTATAAGCATTGATGACATAATTATCACAGAGGAAAGATGCAAACCAAACAGTGTCAAAAATAATTTATCGACAAGCCTTGCATCGTAAGTTTTCATGGTTTCCTCAAATATATACTTTGGGTCTGCATACCTAGTCATTTTACTTCCTCAAAATTTAGAAAAATTCCATGCCCCAACGACCAGAGCAATAACACGAAAATTATCAGGCTCTAAAATGTCAAATGCTTCATAATACTTATTATCAGATATTGCTCTGTAACCTCCCTTTGGTTTTCGTTGTAGCCGTTTTATATAGACTTCGCCGAATAATTCAAATAAATAAATTGCGTCCTGTTGAAAATCTGTAACGCCAACATCAACCAATAACGGAGTGCCGTCAGAAAAGGTTGGCACCATGCTGTCCCCGCGCCCGTGGATAATGCGTAAATTACCTGCTTGGGAATAAGCTCCCATCACGCGGGAGAGCCAATCCTTTGAAACGGTGATGTATTCAAGTATATCGTCATGCACAAGCTCCCCATCAATACCACCACCCATACTACCGATGGCACTCATTCTGGGGATACGAACGAATCCATCCGGGACGCTGCGCATCCCAGTAAGGATATACATGACATCCTCACCCATCTCATGGAGATTAAACAAAAAATCGAAACTTGGTTTGGTTTTTCCGTTGATGTAGTTGCGCTGCGTCTTGAAGTCAATCCCCGTAGCCTTTGCAAAGGCCGTCTTGCTTCCTCCGAATTTTTCTATAATTTCTTCAATTCTTTCATTTACTTGAGACATTTTCCCATAAAACCATTTACGACATGGTATAGTTTACCCATTCGGTAAACGCCGCCGTTCCAGCGACTAATACCGAGCAAAGGCGGGGCTGCCGCGAAGTTTGGCGACCGGACGGCAACCCCAGAACATTCCAACTTGATGTAGGAGCGTTCAGGTTTACCCGTTGGGTAAACCGTGCGAAATATTACATGAACCCACGACCCGTTGAAAGACGCACCGGCAAACCCGTTTTGCTGAAGCTGACCGAGACCGACCGTGAGCTGCTGAAAATCGCAGCCAAACGGCGCGGTATGCCCATGACCACCTTCGCCTACCAATGCGTCAAACAGTACCTTGACGCCGAGTTTTGCAAAGGAGGGGCGTCATGACCATCAAACCTTTTCGCAACTCGCCATCCCTGTTGCAATCCCATTTGTGCGCCATCCCCGTCCCCGCAATCCGGGATGCGCTCAATCTCGACGACAGCGGCGTCAGCCGTATCAAAACCGGCGAACGCAAGCTCACGTTCGACGAGTTTTGCACCGTCATCGCACTTCCCAGCCCTGCACACCCGCAAGGACTGGCACTCGCCCCGGCCAAAGCCATCATCATCGGCCCCGAACTTTTCCGCGCGCTGGTCAATCTTGCTGGCGACAGCATCAACATGATGCGCGGCGAGGATGGTGGTTTATGAGATATCAGCCTGTAAACCGCTACTGCGACCCGCGCCGGGTGCGCCTCGACACCGTCCTCACCGTCTGCGAAATCCTCGTCTGCCTTGCATTGCTGGCGCTGTTTGTCGTCCTGTTTGCCAAGGCACTGACCGACGATGATCCGTTTTACCGCACCGACACCGAGGCGCACTATCAGCGCATTGCCGCCCTTTGCCCGAATCTGAACGGGCAAGACCAGATTGATTGCTACACATGGCTGCGCAAGGGAGGTCGTCATGAGTGAGAAACAGCGTCTGGAAAAAACGGGAAAGCTGCATTTCCCCCTGCAATTTGCCTTGCCTGCCTCTTTTACCGAGCTCGGCGAAATGGTGAATGAACTGAAAGCCGCAATGGCGTTGTGTCCGGGAGACTGGCTTCTTTGTTTTCACGATATGGATTTTGATTTATATGAAGGAAACATGAGGATTCATTTTTCATTATTCCCGCGTGGTATTGAACGTGTAAATAATGAAATTCCTTCCATAGAAATCTATATCAGCGACAGCGGCATGAATGTCATCTATCCGCTGGAATGCTATGACCCGGCTACGGTGGACATGATGATGGACACATTTGTTTTTCATGTAAACAAATTGCAGGAAAATATAAAGGCAGCGCGTCATGTATAAATATATGCGTCATTTCCCTTGCCCCGCCTGTGGCGCGCCGTTGCGTATCCGTGGCAAAAATGATGCGCACAGTCTGTTGCGCGAGCAATATGCCACCTGCTCAAATCCATATTGCGGCGCGAGTTATGTCTTGCGTACCGAGGTGGCCAAACAGTTGTCGCCACCGTCGGCACTCTTTGCGGGCAATGTTCAGGCAATCCCCGCCTGCGACGATGCGAGCGACCATCTCTGCGATTTGGCGCGCGAGTATGTTGCCCGCCCGTGGCAGGGTGTCTTGTCGCGCGATGACAAAATCAACGCCTGCCGCGAATACCTGCAAGGTGTGGTCGATATTGATGACCGTCGCGCCGAATTGCTCGCTGCCCATGCCATTGCCGAGCATGAATCTGCCGACGTTGCCGCCCACTGGTCGATTGCGCTGGACGAGAGTACGTCCGCCTGCGTCATCCTCAACCACGGCGAGGAACGATACGCCATTTCGCTGAAAGAGTTGGCCGGATTCGCCAAGGCACGCCGCAACGCGCTGGAAGACGGGCGCAATACCCTGCAAACCCGCCTGCTGTAACGGGAGACTCCCATGTCTGAAATGTCGCCCGAACTGCGCGGGCGGGTATTGCCGCGCGTGCTGAAGGATTACGGCTTCAAACCCAGCGCTGACGGCAAGTGGCTCAATCAGGGCAAATGTCCCGCCTGCGGCAAAAAGGAGCTGTTCACTTCGGCAGAAAATCCGTGGGTACTGCGCTGCGGCCGCGTCAACAAATGCGGGCAGGAATTCAGCGTCCGCGACCTCTACCCGGAGGAATTCCGCGATTTCACCAAACGCTTTGAGGCGACCCCGCAAAACCCGACTGCCACCGCCGACGCCTATATGCGCGAAGCGCGCGGCCTGAACACGATGCTGATGAAAGGCTACTACTCGCAAGAAAAGTGGTGGAGCAATCAGGCAAATGGCGGCACGGCCACGGTGCGTTTTTACCTGCCACACAGCACTTCTTATATGGAGCGCTTTGTTGACCCGGTGGAAGTGGTCAAAGCGGACGGCAGCCGCGAGGTGCGCAAGCAGAATTTCGGCGGCGCGCACGCCGGCCTGTGGTGGTATCCGCCGGACATGGCCATGCAGGCGGGTGATGAGGTCTGGATTGTGGAAGGGATTATTGACGCCATCAGCCTGTGGCAAAACGGCGTCAAGGCGGTTGCCATCCTCTCATGTGGCAATTATCCGAAGACCGCGCTGGCGCAAATGGCCTGCGGCAAGGATATTCACTGGATTTGGGCGCTGGACAATGACAAGGCGGGCAAAAGCCATATCCGCAAACACGTCGCGCGGATGCGCAAAGACGGCTACCACTGCGACGCGGCCATTGCCCCGGCGCAAAGCAAGTGCGACTGGAACGACCTGCACCGCCTGAACAGGCTCAATGCGGAAAACCTGCCCGAATACCGCTACCACGGCGCGCTGCTGATTGCGCGCAGCGTGGAGGAGAAAGCGGCGCTGGTTTATGCCCACGGCAAGGCGTCCGGCTTTGTGGTTGACCACGACAATGAGCTGTTCTGGTGGGAAATCGACCAAAAGGAAGCCGAACGGTTACAGGAAAACGGCGAATACGTCGGCGCGGATTCGGAGGAAGCCGTTTACCGCATCATCGCGGAAAAGGCAGGCAAGGTGCGCCCCATCTGCAACGCCCGCCCCGAATTCCTCTACATCCAGAACAACGAGACCCTGCAAGAGACGTGGTTTTTCTGCCGCGTTCATTTCCCGGACGGCCGCCCGCCGGTGGGGTTGGCGTTTTCCAACAATCAAATCACCTCGCCCGGCGAGTTCAAAACGCGCCTTGCCTCGGCGCAAGCGGCATGGTGGGAAGGCGATGTCAAACACCTGAACTGGATTGGCCGCCGCTGGCTGCGCCGCCTGAAAACCGTGGTGGCGATTGACCACCTCGGCTACAGCCGCGAACACGGTTGCTACATCTATCCGAACGTCGCCATTCAGGACGGGCGCAGCTACGCCATTAACGACGAGGAGTTTTTCGAGCTGCCGAAAAAGATGATCAAGTCGTTGTTCCGGGGCGCGTCGATGACGCTGGAGACGACAAACCGTCATTACCGGCAGGATTGGGTGCAACTGGTGTGGAAGGCATTCGGCACCAACGGAATCATTGCCGCCGTCTTTTGGTTTGGCTCGCTGTTCGCCGAGCAAATCCGCCACCGCCAGTCTTCGTTTCCCTTCCTTGAAATCATCGGCGAGCCGGGCAGCGGCAAAACCTCGCTGATTGAATTTATCTGGAAACTCTTTGGCCGTTCGGATTACGAGGGCATCGACCCGAACAAGAACAGTCTGGTCGGCAACCAGCGCAGTCTGGTTCAGTTTGCCAACCTGCCCGTCGTCTTCATCGAGGCCGACCGCGCCGAAGGCTCGCACGCCAAGCGTTTCGACTGGGACGAGACCAAAGGCTACTACAACGGGCGCGGCACACGGGTGCGCGGCCAGCGCAATCAGGGCGTCGAAACCCATGAGCCACCCTTTCGCGGCACGCTGGTCATTGCGCAAAACGAGCCGGTCAATGCCAGCGACGCGGTACTGGAGCGCATTGTGCAACTGCGCTTTACCAAGGCGGGGCATAACGCCGAGTCCAAGGCGGCGACCGACGAAATGCAGGGCATCGGCACCGAGCAATTGAGCTGGTTCACCGTACTGGCGACCACGCATGAAAAAGAGGTGGTTGATTACGTCATCGAGAAAACCGGCATCTATCAAAAGCACCTGCTGGAAAACGTTGAAGGTATCAATCACGCCCGTCTGGCGAAAAACCATGCGCAACTGCTCGCCCTGACCAACCAGTTTGCCCGGCTGGCCGGATTGAGCGAAGAACAGCGCCGGGCAACCTGTGCCGCCATTCAGGACGCCTGCATTGCCCGGCAAAGCGCGCTGGCTGCCGATCATCCGCTGGTCGCGGAATTTTGGGATACCTACGACTTCCTCGACGAAGGACAGGATGAATTCGGCTGCCGCCGCTCCGTCCTCAACCACAGCCGCGACCCCAACCTGATTGCGGTCAACCTGAACGAGTTCGTCGAAAAGGCCGCCAATGCTCGGCAACAAATACCGCCGCTGGTAGAACTCAAAAAATATCTGAAGACCTCGAAAAGCCGCAAGTTTATCGAGGCCAGCCGCACTGTTTCGTCTGCCATCGAATTCAACAAGGCAGGCAAACCCAAAACGCCGCGCTGCTGGATATTCCAGCGTTCCCGTGCGGAGATTATTAACCAACAGAAAAAGGAAAACTGACATGAAAGTAATAAACCACACGCCGCGAAACCTGCAATACGGCAAATTGAAAGAAAGCCTGAACGCCATGCTCAAGGCGGTGCATCAAGAAACCGGCGAAGCGCTGCACCATCACGATTTAATCCGCATTGAGGGGAGGCTACATATTGGTATTAGTGTTTATTTCAGTATCAATTATTCATGCGGTTTTGCTTTTTTATCTATTGATATTGCACGGCACGATGACCCGGATGCAAGCGACAGCCTTGCTGTTTTTCTTGAAGCAGAAAAAATAACCATGCAAGAAATTGTCAATCATATGGAATACTGTGTTTATTGCCTAAAAGAAGAAGACGAAGACCAAGATTTAATGCTGGCTGAAAGACTGTTGCCAGACATCATCAGCCAAATCAAGGAATATCCAAAAGCCGTTGACGAAAGAAAATAGGGGAATAACTCACACCCCACACCCGCGAGAGGGAGGACGAGCGGCAAGTGTCCGTAATAACTGCCGCAGCGTTTGCCGAGTTTATACCTCGCCCGGTGAAAACGCCGACTTGCCGCCGTAAGCGGCAGCCTTTGAATTCACAAACCGGAGAACACCATGACCATTTATAAAATTTCTGACTGGAATAACGTTGTAAAAATGAAAGTATCCATTAACTGGAATCACCCTGATGCAAAACAATGGATAAAAGAAATGTCCATGTTCTGGGCAGGGCATCCTGATGAAGATGACGACATCAAGGAACATACCAACTACCTGCTCGAAAGAATTGCAAATGATGCTTACTATCTCTCAAGACAAGATGACATCGGATTTTCGCCAACTAAAATCAACGAGCTTGTTTTGAATGATGATGGTTATTGCGGTTCACAACAAACATTTCTCAAAATTTATGATTTTGGGGTCGGATTCGATTTAATGAATAAATCCATTAAATTACATAGGATAAAAAACCACGAAATTTTTACGGTACTACAAACATTACTACATCTAGTTATATAGCGTGTCGCGTACGCGCACGCGCACGGAGGCGACCCCTCTCAAATGTGTCGGGGCGTCGCGGGAAAAGTGCAATATCTGCAATCAAGGCGGGAAAATAGCGAAAAACGGCGCAGAATCATGGAGATACACAAAGAAGCAAAGTGCAATAAAAGTGCAATATTAGTGCAATATGATTGCACTTTTTTTTGCCACATAACCCCGATTTCCACCTTATTAAAAACAATAGGTTAGAAAATATTGCACTTTTTATTGCAAAATATTGCACTTTTTTGCCACATATAAAACCGTTGAAATTAAAAGAGAAAAAAGCAATTTTTTGCCGTGTTTGCAGATGTTGCACTTTTCCCGATACTAGCCCCTCCCCCTGTAAAAATTCCCCAAAAAAACACCGTATCGGCGTCGTTTTCATTGCATCGCGGTCGCTGTGATTCGCGTCGGTTTTCGGGGCGCTCACGCACCGCACAAGCCCGCTACGGGTGGCGGCTTTCCCGGAAATTGCAAAAATGAGATACCCCCCACGGAGAGGCGGCGGGCGAGGGGCGGAGTTGAGCGCGCAGCGGCGGGTGTAGATGCTGGTTGTTGTTGTTGTGGTGGTGGTGGTC